CGGCTGACTTTATTTGCAAAGTGGAGGGCATTAACGGATCTCCAGATAGTTCAACTGATCTTGAGTCCCGATTGGATGTCATTGCAACCTTTCAAGTGCCAGTGTCGTTTTGTCTTGACTCTGGGCAAATTAAAGAAGCACAAGCAGCACTTAACACCTATTACCTCGGTGATCCTGATTGCAACCGCCTGAATCCACAAACCATGCAGTACGAACCAAAGTATCCAGACAAGGAAACTGAAGAGTTTAAGAAAGCTGTGGGCGACATTAAAATGACTCGTGCTGTTTCTCTTACAGTGGGGCTGGATCGCAAAGGCGGTTTGTCCGTTGTCAACTAAAGCCTTTTATCAATGACCGACCAACCCAATCTTGAAACCCGCATTGAAAACCTTGAAGCACTGGTTCACGAGATGCGCGTTGGCTATTTGCGAATGGCAAATGCCGTAGCAAATCAACTGCCTGATCGCACCAAATTCTTTGCAGACCTTCATCCTGATTCCGATGACTAAAGTATCTCTCGCCGCGCAGAAGGTATTGGACGCAGTTTGCGCCAGCACCGAACCCGACTGCGACACCCAGCACTTAATCGCCGCCGCTCTTCGTGCTGCTGCTGACCAGCTATTGGCTGTGCAGTGGAACGGGCAAATACCTGCCGATACAGTGCACCAGATCGGTATTAACTGGGCACGCGATGCACTGCACGTCCTTGCCAACGAACTAGAGGGCACATGACTTACTTTGACTATTATTTCCGCCACTGTTGGATTGGTGGTTGGCGCCAGATTGCTAACACCTTTCGCATTTGGCGTGATCTAATGACGGGTAACTACGCGGACTATACCTTGCTGGAAGAAGATGATCCTTATGAAGAGTGTCTTGGTTGGTTTTGGGCTACCCTGGGAATAGATGAAACTTTACCAAAAGCTTTCATTGAACATCTACAACAAATGGTTCAAGATATTCATGATGGCAAAGTGAAAACTTATCCTATAGATGAAGTTATTGCCAGGGTGAAAAAAGAATTATGAGCACTTTTGTTACAGCAGATCTTCACCTGGATCATGCCAAGATTCTTGACTTCGTTACGCCTGATGGTTCTTTGATGCGTCCATATTCTTGCATTGAAGAAATGCAGCAAGACCTCGAAGAACGATGGAACAAAACAGTTCATCGTCTTGACACTGTATATGTCCTGGGAGACGTAGCCTTTTCTAAAACTGGCGTGCGAATGATGGAGCGGTTTAATGGAAAGAAAGTGCTAATTGCAGGCAATCATGACCGAAACAACGCCAAACTTTATCTTCAGTATTTCGATGACGTGCGAGGAGCTTATTTTCACCAAGGCGATTCAACAATGCGAGGAGGACTTATCTTCACTCACGTTCCCGTACATCCATCTTGCCTGTCTGGCCATTACCGAGGCAACGTACACGGCCATCTCCATTGTAATTTAATTATTGACAACGAGCAAGTGGATAAGAGATATTTCAATGCCTGCGTGGAGCGCAATAGTTTCACACCTGTAGCACTTGACACTATTAAAGACTATTTCAAATAGGCAAAAAAACAATGACTGACAAAGAAGCATTGAATGAATTTCTAAGAGGTGCAGCTATCCCCATTGGAATTTTTGTATTATTTATTTTGTTTATTGCATTTATAAGTACACCAGAATCACCCCAGAATGGGGTGGAGTCACCCAAGTTTGGGGTGGTGGATCAGTATAAAAACTGCGAAGTAATCCGATGGACAGATCCTTCCAGTCGTTGGCACTATTTTCTTAACTGCACTCAATCAAGAACAAACGAGGCAGCCAACGCAAGTATGTAAAAGTCTTGTGGGATGGATGCGAGACACCTAGTGACCACGAGCAGATGCGTTTGTGCCTGATCACGGAACTCGCCGACCAAACAGAGTATTTTCTTTTGTAATTAAATGAACGCCCGACAGCTGACACCCTTCCTGACACACAGATCTAAAGAAACTTCAGTTTGTACACTCACCATCTTCCTTTATGTAGCCGAAAGTCAGAACGGAGTGTATCAAAACAAGATACACAAACTATTTCCTATCACCAAGCCAGCCGCAGGCAGGCACATTCAAATGTTGGTAGATATGGCTTTGGTCAAGAAGGAACCAGCACCTGACGATCCGAGACTGAACAAACTGTTCTTGACTCCAAGCGGCGAAAGTTTATACGCCGAGACGATGGCTTAATGCTTATATGCTGTTATTATTAAGCCAGTTTTGTGTCGGCTATGTCAGTTCTCTCAGACAGGGAAATCCATAAGCTATGTCGAGAAGGAATGATTCAGCCTTATGAAGAAGAACTGTTGAACCCGGCCAGTCTCGATGTGAGACTCGGTGAGACAGTCATGATTGAACTTGCTTACCAAACACCACTTAAGAAAATGGACATCAACAATTACACAAAAGACAATCCGTTTTACTTAATTCCTGACGAGTTTATCTTGGCTCACACAGTCGAAACCTTCGACATACCTGACGACATCTCTGCTCAGTTCGCTCTGAAAAGTTCGTTAGCTAGAGAAGGACTGGAACACCTCATGGCAGGCTGGATCGACCCTGGCTTTAATAACAGTGTACTGACACTAGAGCTGAAGAACGCTAGGAGGTACCACGAGATCGCGCTATGGCCTGGCATGAAAATCGGGCAGATTATATTCCATACAATGAGCTCTGTGCCCATGGAAAGCTATAGAGTAACTGGCAGGTATAACAATTGCGACTCTGTTAAAGCTTCGGCGGGTATCCTTTAATAAGGATTTCTGTTATTAAACGTTTATTAGTTTCCCTTTTATTAACACTCACACAAATTTAAAATGTATAAACAACGCGAACCTTTGTTAAACTTTCAGTTATGTATAAAAACTTTTTATACATACAGAGTTGAGATCAGATGTGCTCAAAGATACATTGTTGCAAACCAGTTGACACGATGCCCTCCGTGATGTAACTTCTTAGGAGCGGCGGCACCGAGCCCTAACGTGGTGCGACACCTCACATCACTTCTATGCCCAACATCATCACACTCACCGATCTCGCCCACACGGCTGCTGGCTGCTGGGATGAATGCGATCATGCTCTCACCGCTCTCAACGAATCATATGGCGCACCGTACGAAGCGTCGCGCACCAACCTCACCAAAGACTTGATCATCGCAGAGTCTGAGGGTCTCGATCTGTCTGTCTTCAGCGGAAAGGAATCACCCTTCCGCTTTGAAGATCTTAAAGTCAACATCGCTGTTAAGATCTATCGTAAGCCGAGTGAGCACCCCAAGCTCGAAGCAATCGATGCAAAGATTGCAAAGGCTGAGCAAGATCTCAAGGTCCTCAAATCTAAGCGTAAAGCATTGATTGAAGAGCTTGAGATCCGAAACCAAATTCATCAGCAAACCGACAAAATCGTTCCCGCTTTCACCCGGATTAAGAAATGAACGTCTTTCTCCTCTCCGTCTCTGTCTCAGCCAATGTGCGGCAGAGTACTCAGATCAAAATGGAAGACCTAAAACTTCCAAGGAGTGTCATTGAAACTCTTGAAGAACAACAGAGCGTTTCTGTGCGCCCTAATTTGTCTGGCAAGCTTAAGGAATTCCTGAGCGAGCTGCGCTTGATGCAACGTCAGCTCTATGACGAATGTACAATCCATCGTGGCGATGCACACTTTCTCCACCCCGATAATTTCGATGATGCTATGCAACGCATCAAAGAAATCCGCTCGAAGGCAACTGAACTAAACGAGAAGCTTTGTACTCTTTGGGTTCACGAATATGAGAAGTGGCAAAGCACTGTCTCTAACTTTATAGATCCTCTCTTCAGTGATGAGATGGATCGAGCCATCGTGAAGGAAGCTTACTTGAAACTCTTTCCCACGCAAGATGAGTTCAAGGCTCCGATCAATGTCTTCGTTGTCGGACCGTGTCCGGTCGATCTCGAAATAGCTGAGTCCGCCGAAGACCATTCACTGTCAGGTCGTATCGCTCAAGCTAGTGCCATCAACACCGCTGAGGTACTAGAAGCGGCACAAGCATCTGCTGCCGACCGTGCGTTGGAGAAAGCTGCTGAGCTGCTTGACGATCTGGATGTCCGCGTCAGCTCGAAAGTCGGAGAGCGACAGCTAGGATCGTCCAAGCGCCGTGGCTCGTGGGAGATTGCTGCCCAACAACTTAAGTTGATCAGTAAGCACTGCCCCGGCTTTGAAAATACAACAAAGCTTCTTGACGAGCTCTTGGACGTAGGCTTGACGATGAAAGGATCGATCAACCCTAAGCAACGCGACGCTGCTTTCAACCGCTATACCGATCTCAAAGCAGAAATTCGTCAAGAGCTAGAAAGTATCGTAGAACGCAGAGAATCATCTGAAGGTCTTGATACACTGCGTAAGTCCCTTGCACTTTCAGGTACCTATAAAGATCTTATCTCCGCGATCAACACAGCAGACAATGAGGAGCAGCTCAATGAGCTCAATGCCAAACTTAATACTGAAGTTGCAGTCATGGCTCAACGGACACGACACCTTAAGCAGCTCTTCGAAAAGAGGAGCGAGCTCGTCCACGCGGCAAACCGTTCACTCGATGATCAAATCGAGGAAGTACGAGAGCTCAACGTCGAATCAGAGGAGGACTGCGACTTCTAAAATTCAAATCCTACAGGCTGCGGGTTCTCTACGAGGACCCTACACACGGCCATCACAGAACATCCTCAAGCGTACACTAAACTTTCTTTTCAAATGAATACCGCTCTCTTCAAAAATTTCCAAGCTTTTCGCGCCTCACTTAATGAAGCATTCCTAGAACGCGAAGCTATTGTCGACGGATTACTTGCAAGCCTAATCACTAAACAAAATGCTTTTCTCTTCGGAGTTCCTGGTACTGGCAAGTCTGAACTTGTTCGCGCAGTTTCTAACGGCTTCAATGGCTCCCAGTTCTTTGGATACCTGCTTTCCCCAACCACCGATCCCTCCGAACTCTTCGGACCTGTCGCTGTAACTAAACTGCTCAAAGATGAGTACACACGTGATGTAACTGGGTATCTTCCATCTAGTAACATCGCTTTCCTTGACGAACTCTTTCGCGGCAGCTCTGCGGTCTTGAATTCTCTGCTTACTATTCTGAACGAACGTTTGTTCAATAACGGCAAGGATCAAATCAAGACACCGATTCAATCCATAGTCGCTGCGACCAACAGCTTTCCTCAGGAAGAAGCACTGCAGGCTTTCTGCGACCGCTTCCTCTTCAGGCCCACGGTGCCTTTGCTCCAAAAACCAGTCTCTAAAAAGATTCTGGATCAGTGGGCTCTCGGATTAACAAAACGTCCTGCCGTACAATCCGAGCTCACCTACCACGACCTTGGCACACTCCAAATCGCAGCACTCGAAGTCACAGCCTCCGAACACTTCCTGGAAGCATTCAGTCAAGTGATCGATGTACTCGCTTCTCGTGGCATCGTGATCAGCGACCGCCGCCGTGTTCAAATTCTTAAGTTCTTGCGTGGCTGGGCAATCGTACAAGGTGAGCAAGAAATTGTTCCAGAATTCCTGCACGATACTCTGAAGCACATTGTTTACCAAACTCCTGACGACATTCAAGTCATCAATGAAGTCCTGGAGCAGTGTGTGCCCACCGCAGACAAGCTGGTAAAACAAATGGGTCGTGCTATGAGTGGAATCATGACTGAGGTTCACTCTATCCTTTCCAAGAAGGCTGACAACCTCAGTGATCTAAATGGCATTGTAGAAAAACTTCGTAAGTCCCACGCGGACTTACAGAAGCTTGATGAGAAGAGTGACAAAATGCTAGAAGGTAAACAGTACCGCATTACAGCTAAAACCAGAACGAGTATAATTAAGTTGTCACAAGAACTTGAGACTAACCAGCAGACAATCGCCAAAGCAATCTCCGGGTACACAAAATGAACAACCACATTCAAACTCAAAACGAACTTGTCCGACTTGCTGATCACGAACCACTCGTACTTATTGTCAGCCCATTAAGCGATTTCCTTTGGGATGATTTTGTTCGCGACACATCGCCGCGAGTGAACTACCTAATGGATCGATACGATATTCGCCAGTTGTCGCGCTTTGGTAAAGAGCTCTTCGAGCATCTGTATCGGGGCGAGGATATAACCACGCTGGTTTCGCTGGAAGAAGCGGAGCAGTATTTTCGTGCAAAGCAAAACGGGGGAGATCCAGCCTTCCCCTCTGGCTATAAACCAGAGAATGCTTTCTGGACAGGGTTGATGAACGACATCGTCAACTCACCAGCGTGGTCCTTCCTTGAGCAACGGTGTGTCGGTGACCAATTCGCATCCGGTAACAACGCAGTCGTTATCCTCAACAAACTCTCTGAGATCATCGAGATACAAATCGAGGAGAAGCAAATCGATGCTGAGGCGATTGCCAACGGAGGCGACAAATTAAAAGAGATTCGTGAGAAGTATGTCGAAGCTAAGAAAGCTGGCGACGACGCCAAGGCTGCCGAGCTTCGCAAGCAAGGCAAGGCTTTAGCGCAACAACTGGAGCAGCAGCTCCAAGATGCTCGCGAAAAGATGAGCCCGCAGATCTCACGGGCAATGGACAAGGCCCAGAAAGAATCTGAGAATTTAGACGAGGCAATGGAGAACCTGGCAGGCGACGCAGCTGGGCAGGGTCGTCATTCGCAGGATCTAGCAGAGAAGCAAAGTCTTGCAAGAAAGCTGCGTCAGAACAAGAAACTTATGGAGCTAGCCAGGCGACTCGGTGCGCTTCGGCGAGCATGGAACAACCGTAAGCGAGCTCGCATGAGCCACGCCAACTACAGCGGGATCGTGGGCGCACGCTTCAGTGACGCGGTGACGCAAGCTTTCCCCGCAGAGCTAGCCCTCGCCGCAACGGACCAGGGCCGCGCACTATTTGCTCTCAAGTACTCTCAGAAAACAATCCTCACCAAAGACTATGAAGCCCCTACTAAGAATCTCGATCGCGGTCCTATCATCATTTATGTTGATGTCTCTGGTTCTATGAATGGTGAATCAGAACTCTGGAGCAAAGCTATCGCATTCGTAGTAACGGAGGAAGCAATTAAACAAAAGCGAGAAGTTGAAATCGTTTTGTTTGATTCATATATTCAAGACTCATTCAAAATCAAACCAGATTCAAGCAACAAACAGGATCTGCTTAAGTTTGTTCTGACCTGGACTACCCACGGTGGGACCTCTTTCGTTACGGTCATCAACCACCTTCTTAACAAAACCGACCTGGATAAAAAAGCTGATGTTCTGATGATTACTGACGGCCACGCCAACGTTCCGGATGCTTACGTCCAACGCCTCAAGCGTTTCAAGAACGAGGTAAGTCTTGATTGGAACACATTCTGCATTGGCAAAGTATCAACAACAGTAGAGTCATTTTCAGATTCAGTGCACACGGTAGACACTAACGACGATCCTAAATCTTCGGATTTGTTTCAAAACGTTCTTATGTGATCTAGGACACAGCTGGATCACTACTGTCTATCTAGTGTGCACCCGAGCTTCTAGTTCTCATGGCACACACTCTAATAAAAAAAGATCTTGAAGAAGTTGAACAGATAATTAAGAGCTACAACCTAAAACAAGAACACAGCTCGTTGCTCGAATGGTTGTTCGACATTATTAAAAACGAATTCACACAAAACTACCAAAACCTACAGCAACCACTCACATATGAATACACCGATGCAAAAATAACTTGGCTCCCAGTCATCGAGTATTTCAACGTTAACTTCTACTCGACTGGTTCCACAGAGGTAGGGATCCCGATGAGTGCCGTTCTTAAAGATCTGTACTCATGCAGACGGATATCGGAAATCACTCAGCACCTTAGGCTCGATGATCGAGACTATGCTCAGATTGCAGCGGTAGTGAAAAGTGAAATCGACACTGGAAAGGAACTCCTGAGTGACGCATTGTTCGATCTCTGACAAAAATCTTAAGAAATTACAAAAGAGCCTCCGCATCAGATCAACACCCGATACATTGCAAGAGTCTTCAATCTTCAAGACATGAACCTTCAATTTGCACTCGGCGACACTGTTCTGGACAAGTCAGAGGTCAGTTCTCTGCTTACGGCCACTGGGCAGGACACCACTTTCCACATCGACATTGCAAAGCACATCGACGTCAAGACGCTAGACGCTCAGAAGCTCTTCACCCTGAGCGTTGAGAAGAAAGACCCGGCCCTTGCCGCCTTGGCTTCAAAGCTTGCAATCAGTGGCTTCAAAGCAAAGCGCAGCTACAAGCGCAGTGAAGCTAATGTGATTAGCAGCACAACAGTGATTCCGATTGAACCCGAACAGCTTCTAGAAAAGTTGGTGACGGATAAGTCCCTGAAAAACTTGGGAGCTGCAATGATTCTCGATGCTCTTTATGAAGGCCCCGATCCTGAGTTAACGCTGCGCCAAATCGCGACAACGCAAGTAAATAAACTCGGGACTGGCTCGCAAGTATCGAGGATGTCCGATGTATTTCGCGGTTTTAAACAGAAAAACAATTTCTACGGTTGGGAGCCCGTCACGTCTACTAAAGTCGAGCGGTCGCAGCGCTACCACGCATCGCCTGTGTATACCGCTCTGCGCGATGGCTTGGCGATGCTGACAAAGTTTGGGATGGTCAACGTAAGGGAAACTGTTTCGTTCGGTGGGCAATCAGTCGACAATCCCAGCGCAGCAGTTCTGCAGCGCAAAGTCTATGAAATCTCACTGACTCCCGACGGTAGGGAGCTTGCGGATATGTGGGGCGATGTCGAGTCTTACATCGCTCACGGCTGGAACAAGCGGATGCTCGCTAAACTCGCCGCTTGACCTAAACTATCGGGGCGTCCTAGTTTCGGCGCCTTTTTTTTATGCAAATCAATTACCTGACAACCCAAACCGCTGCTGACCAAGCCGTCGAAGAACTTCAAAAAGTTAAAAAAATCTGCCTTGACTTTGAAACAACTGGACTTAGTCCATGGCTAGCTGAACCACGCCTGCTGCAGATCTGCGACTCCAGTCCGAGCATCGAAGATCGGACTATCTATGTGTTCGATCTATTTAAGATCAATCCGACAAATGTAATTAAATACGTGGAGCAAACAGAAATGCTTGTAATCCACAATGCGAATTTTGACCTTCAGTTTTTACTGAAGATGGGCGTGGATTATCAAGCAAAAGTATTCGATACGATGTTGGCGGAGCGCTGCCTGCGGGCTGGGTTTAAGGAGAAGCGTGTAAGCCCCAAAGCAAACAAACCATATTTCGCTGACATAAGCAACTCTCTAAAGGCCGTGGCCGAGAGGAGGCTAGAGATCGAAGTTGATAAAGAAGAACAAGCATCCGATTGGTCTCAGGAAGATCTGTCTGAATCTCAGATCGAATACGCAGCAAAGGACGTTAACATCCTTCCAGAAATTGCTGCCGATCAGCTCAAGGAACTTGCGGAAGAAAATCTGCTGGAGGTCTACACTCTTGAATCAAAATGTATCCGCCCTGTGGCACTCATGTGCTATCGAGGGTTTGGTGTGGATCTCAGCAAGTTAACAGCACTAAAATGTCAGATAAGCAAAGAGCTTGACAAAGCCACTAAAGTATTCTGTGAGTCGCTCGATTCTCGTTTACCTGATGGATCTAAACTCCCGCGTGAGATCGATGGATCTTTGGCTATCGGCAAAAATGCAAAGAAACAATTTAATCCTGGATCAGGAGTTCAAGTCCTTAAGTGCCTCAAAACGATTGGAGTTGCTACGCCGCTGGACTCAAGAACTGGAAAGCCAACACTTAATCAAGTAACACTGGCCGAGTTCAACAGCGACGACAAAACTTTAAATTTATACCGACAGAGGACAAAAATCGAAACCAAACTTGAGCACGTAGAAAAACTGATCGAAAATATCAATCCTGTTACGCACAGGATCCACAGCGGCTACCGCCAGTACGGAGCTAACAGCGGACGGTTTACCTCGTCTGGAATCAAGCGCACAGCAGCGTCAAAGGTCAAGAAAGATTTTGGTGTCAACATCCAGCAGGTGCCACGCGGGAAAGAGTTCCGCGAGTGCTTTGTGCCGACCGAAGGTTACTCGCTGATCGTTTGTGACTTCAGCCAAATCGAGTTGAGGCTCGGCGCTGAGCTCATCAATATTCCGCAAATGATTGAGGCTTTCCAGAACGGACACGATCTCCATACAGTTACAGCAAGTCTGATCTACAACATTCCTTTAGAGGAGGTTACGAAAAACCAGCGCCAGGATGGTAAAACTCTTAATTTTGCTCTGTTGTATGGGATGGGTTTTCGTCGTTATAAGACTTATTCTTCTCAAAGCGGCAAGATGATCACGCTGTCGGAAGCCAAACTCGCCCACGCTGCGTTCCACAGGGCGTACCCAAGGTTGCGTGAGTGGCACAAGGAACGTGCTGCGCTAGTTGCTGACGGCTGGTGCTACGTCAGAACGCCCATAGGCCGCAGGCGTTTGTTGTCATATGATGACGCATCGTTCATGGTGGCAGCAAACACCTTGATTCAAGGGGCTGGAGCCGATATCCTCAAGCTGTCCTTGGCAAACCTAAACGAACACTTAGACGGAATCAACTGCCACCTGCTCGCCTGTGTGCACGACGAAATCGTGATCGAGGCAAAGACCGAGAAAGCACAATACTACAAAGAGGTTCTTGAACAATGTATGAAATCTGCAGCAGAGAAAATCTTAAAGCTGGTTCCTGTCAAAGCAGACGCATCAATGGGGGACAGCTGGGCGGAAAAATGAGTGAAGATCTGCTAAGGTCTTATACACGAGTTTCCGAGAACGAATTGCAGATCCTCGATATTCCCACGCTGGACAAAGAGATCTTCACAGCCAAAACCGACGAAGGTTACGTCGGGTGTTTCCGTTTGGATAAAGGAGTTTTCTTTACTGCTGACTGTTATACGTCTGCACTGACTGCAGCCAATGCAGCAAGAAAACTCAAAAAAGATCTTGTTCAAGAAAACAAGATCAAAGTAACTGTGAAAACAAAACAAACAAAAACTAAAAAGAGTAGCCTCAAAAACAGAAAAAGCCTAAAATACCCGTGGCGTTTGTACACCAGCGACGAGGTCGATCGTATGCCTCTCCTTAAATTTAGAGAGGTCTGGGTCATCATCAAAGGTGATGAATTCGTTTCAGACGCTTTAAACCAAGAAAAGAAAAAGCTTGTTGAGTTCGTTCCCACGCGGGAAAACGCTCGTTTCTTCACGTGTCATGAAGAAGCCAAGAGAATTATGCGCGTGCTCAAATCAACAGTTGGTCCTAAGTTTGGCCTCAAAAGATTTTTTATCAGTAGCGAAGACAGTTAGAATACAGAAAAATAAAAAAGAGAGATGGCTTCTGCAACTACATCACCGTTATATTTTGCTGGGTCTCGTTTTGGATTGTCCTTAAGAGAGCTTGCAGAAAAATATGGTTTAACAGAAGATCAACCCGAAACTAAATACACTGAAGTTAAAACGACTCAACCTACAAAAGAAAATAAATTTCTTTCTTCTTATTTAAGAGAAGCTAAATACTCTGGAGAAGAAAGACAAAAAGCTATAGCAGAGTCTGAAAGAAAAGCAGTTACAGAAACAGAAGGCTTTGGTGACTATGATGCGGGATACCTTAAACCCGGAGCTCCAGTTGGTCCAGCTGGAATAAGTGCTGCCACGGGGGGACTGTTTATCAATCTTAACAATGTACTTTACCCCGAGTTGGTTAAAAACAAAATTAGACCTATTGAACAAATAGGAAAATACAAAGGATATGGAGGATTTACAAAACTAACTGGCTCAATTGGCAAAGCAGGAATTGAACGAGCAGCTGCTCATTTAAATATTTCGCCACAAGAAGCTGCAAAGAAAGCACAAGCTCAAGGAACTACCTTAGGGCCTAAGGCTGTGTCAGCATATGGGTCGTCACCTACAATAGAGTCAATCGGGAAACGAGAGGCCCAACCCCAGTATCAGCAAATGACTGGCTCAATTGGTAAAGCAGGACTTGAACGAGCAGCTGCTAAATTAGGAATTTCGCCACAAGAAGCTGCAAAGAAAGCACAAGCTCAAGGAACTACCTTAGGGCCTGCAGCTAAAGCATTACTTACCTAATACGTTTAAAATAAAAAATAAAAGTCAATGGCTATTAGGTACGCAGGACAAATTTTTTCTCGCCCGGTGGCAGAGGACCGAGAGCCTACTTCTTACTTGACAGACTACTTTCCTGATCTGAAAGATTTGAGTAAGAAAGGAAGTGTGTCTGCCATGGGAGAAGCTCGTTCTACGAGTGGGTTTCAAGCGGTAGCTCCGTTTGCTGGGTTTAAGCCGATGCAAAAGCAGGAAGAAAAGCAAATAGGAACTGAATTTGCTGGCTACAAGCCCATGGGTTATTAAAATAGCTTACAATCAATAAAAAGGCTAAGTTTAAAGTGGCTCTTACGTACAATCTTCCTTTAGCTGGCACTCGTTTTGGATTAACTCAAAAAGAGTTAGCAGAAAGATACGGGCTGACAGAAGATCAAGCTGAAGGTATATACACTGAGTTTGGTGAAACTCAGCCCATGAAAAGGACGGAAACGGTTCATAAAGGTCGTGGTATTGGTACGTTGGGATATCAAGTCGGAGGTCAGCCCACACGAACGGAAACTATATTTGAAAGTTTTACGCCGGATTACGAACCTCCTAAAACAACTGAAGAAGCGCCGCAAGCGCCGCCACAGCAAGAACTTGCAAATCGTTTGCTTAGCAGTTTTATAGGAGAAAAAGGAATTAAAGGAATTGTTGGCGCAACAGCACTAGGACGAGCACTGGAGTATGGGTACACACCAGAAGACATCACAAGTCTGGCCAAACAAGAAGGACTTACGTTCGGACCCAATTCAACACGTGCTTTAGAATTGCCCTACTCTTCTGACTTAACTAAAGCGCGAGGAGCTCAGGCTGATCCAAACTACCCGAATGCTTTAGGTTTATCAGCAGTTAAACGTCTTGAGGACCAAGGATATAGTCAGCAAGCAATCCTAAGCTTAGCAGGAGAACAAGGAATTAAATTTGGAGAAGATGCTTCTATTTATTTAGGAGGTGCGCCACGGGTGTCGGCACCTGCACCTAAACCTGCACGAGCTTCTTCATCAGCGCCTACATTGACACCTTGGACAGCTCCACGGAGTTCGTCTCCTAGTGATATTACCTCACACATTAATGTAGGAGGTCAAGCGAGCGCAGGATATATGGGTAAAGCTGCAGTTGAGAGAGCGAAAGCCGCAGGTTTAAGTTCGGCAGAAATTCAAAGGCAAGCAGCCGCTAAAGGTCTGAAGTTTGGATCAGACGTTTCTTTCTAACGACAAAAGCAAAAGTGCTGCTATATTGATAGCGAAGTTTACTCCCTAAACTCATGGCCTCCACTCTAAATTCTTTTGTTGGACCCAACGGAACTGAAGGTTTCGTGGGACTGGCTGCAGTAAACCGGGCTCGCGAAGCTGGTTACTCTGATCAGAAAATCCAAGAAATGGCTAAAGAAGAAAATCTGCAGTTTGGTGCAGATGCAGAAAAAAGCCTTGCTGCTGCTTGAATAAGCAGTGCATCAAAAAGACAACTACTGTCTAAAACTACAAAAGTCAAACAAAAACCTAAAACTAGCAATCAAAGCAAACGATGCGTCCCACGCGCAGGCGCAAGCACTGGATATCTGCCGAAGTCTTTCGGCAGACCAGTTCACTCTTTTATACGAAGAACACAACAATACCAAGCTCAGTGAGCTTTTTAAAAAACTAGCATATAGCGATTTCAGCCATAATGAATGTTTTGAGTGGAGTAGTTCTTATACAAACGGATGTCCTGCAATTTATTTATTCGGCAAGCGGTTTTACGTCCGACCGTTGATCCTGGATTACATGGACATGAACAGAGATAACTTTGTGAAGATGACGTGCAAGAACAAACGATGCGTAAACCCATATCATTTCTCGTACACGCCCGCAAAAGCATCGAAGCTAACTGGCGGAGACAAGCAAATGATGCTAGCCTTCGCGAGCCAAGGCGTAAGCGTTCAGCAAATTGCCGAGGCACTCAAGGTCCATCGAACAACCGTTTACCGCAACCTAAACAATGAACGTCTTCATTCTGGGACTTAAGGTCACAGAGACAGCACAGCACAACGACGGAAAATGCAACGTGATCGCCGAAGCACTCCCATCGAGTGAACGGCGAGTCTCAACTCGAGTCCAGCTTATCCAAAAATCAGATCACTACGTCGGAAAACTTCTCGACCAGCTCGAAGAAGGCGAGGAGCTTTTGGCCATTGGTCCTACGAGGGCCACACCGGACGGCATCCTTCAAATGCAGCCGATGCTTGTCGTCACTCGTGACAACTTTACCGACATCCTTGCCGTCAATACCTTCATGGCTTGCGGCGGACTCGGTCCCAAGGCTGACGAAGTCGAACTCACCGACACCACGGTGACCAATCGCTCTTTGGCATGGCAGGACGAAGGTAAAGAAACCCAGTGGTTCAAGCTCAGTTGCTGGGGCGATCTATCCAAGCAACTGTCTGAACTTGCACCAGGCACACCTACTATCGCTGTGGGTAGTGTTTCTACAAGCGAAAAAGACGAAAAGAACTACCTTAACTACAAGGTGGACAAGATTCTCTACCTTCCTAAGATGTCGAAGCAGGCACCCAAAAAAGCTGCGGATCCTGAGAAGGGTCGCGTTGCACCTGCTGCTATCGGTTCTGTTGATTTCTCTCTTTGACTCTCCTGCTTACTGACTAATGACTTTTATTGCTGGCAAATTTGCTGCGGATGAGATCCTCTGTCAGATTCCACCGCACACACTTCGCATCGATCTTCAGGCACGTCGCTGGAAGTCAGATAACGATCCGGACTCCGCCATCGTCGATAGTAATGACAATGGGATACCGATCGAATTTATCCTTCTGGGTTTCACCCCGTTCTTCGGAAACTTGGGGATGCGGACTCATGAGGAGTTTATTCGTATTGCCTACATTGGGGTCAGTCCTTCTCATAGGCTCCTTCCTCCACGCTGTGTCACAACTAGCATCATTAGCGGGAAGTCTTCTCAGAAAAACTTTATCTCGTACTTCCAAAACCTGTACAACAATCGCATCAGCGTTGTCGATGTAATCACGAGCACTAAGTTTGTGACCAAATCGTTTAACGAGCGCGATCCTGTTACCGGAGCTGATGGTGCAAAGATCAACTTTAATTGTCTAGAGTTCAAGGACAGGCCGCCGCAGAATGACGAAGAACGAGATCTTCGCGAAGACATTGACATCTGGCTGGGATCAGATGGTCGAGATTTGGTGGGTTCTGCACTTAAATCTCATATCTCCGGCGCGAATCTCATCGAGCTACCTTTGGGATCAGATCACAAAGAACTCAAGGACGCTTTTATCGAATCCAATCCGAAGCATCTGGAGGGTCAGGCAGGCGGCTTGGCTGCACTCCCGGCAGGCGCCGGGGATCCTAAGGCGTCACCTAAGAAAGATTCTGAGCCACCGGCACCTAAGGCGTCTAAATCAAAGGATCTGACCGATGAGCAGAAGCAGGCTTTGAAAGATGCTGGTCTAGACTTCTGAATGGAAGGGCAAACCCTGCTAGACGGACCGCTCAAAAGGGCGGTCTTTTTTTTTCAGTCTTCCCAAAGCTCATTGAGCGGTGGTAACATCATGCCTTGTCGGGCGCAATGTTTAACTAAGTTATTAAACATTTTTGATCGAATCAAATAATTCGTATGGATTATTTCTAGTATTTCTATAAGTTCTTTTTTATCGAGTTTCTCAGCCTCCGCCTTAAACCTTTGATTTAAAAATTGCTGCTCTAGGGATAAGAAACCCTGAAGCTTTTCAAAAATTTTGTTCGAATCCATGTTCTACCAAGTCCCCCAAAATATTTTTTCCCCAGTTGCAGAGAAAAATCTGATCAATGGATCGGTACTGGTTATCAATGATTACGAGAACCAGTTGGCTAATCAAATCAGAAAAACTGGCGTTGAGGAAATTTACTCCAGCACTCTAGACCAGATTATCGATTCTGACTTTTGGCAAAACCACGTTGCGATCGATTGGGTCGTCGGAATCACTCAGGGGCTGCGAGATATAACAGAGTGGGTTACCCACTGTGGAATGGCTAAAGCGTCTAAAGGATTATGTATTCTGGATAGAATTACTTTCCTCGAACCTGCCCGACAAAGAGCTGAAATTTTGAATTCACAAACTTTAAAAAATATAGTGATCCTATCCCCTCGACCATCATTCCGTACGGATAGCAAGAAACTAAAGGACTCGGTGACGTCAGCGTGGTTTGTGTTCTCGAAAGATCACTCAGCTGCGGCGGATACAAAAATCGATTTCGCTATAAACTGGGATCGCCCAAAGATCTCCTAAGCCGTGGCCTCAAAATTGCAAAAGCTTCTGGAGAAGATGATCGAACTCCAGCTACAGCAGAACGCCAAGCTCGATCGGCTCGCTGCAATTTCGATAAGCCAACAGCTCCTCACCGAATGCATTGATCACCACGGTAACGCTCGCGATGCGGAGACCTGTGCCGAGATCGTAGCTGAATCTTTCTCCGCTGGGTTGTGTCTGTTAGGTGAGCTTGAGCAACGAAATAAAGCTTATCTCTACCAGATGCAGGAGTTCTTTATCGGTGAACCTGACGAAGAAGAAGAGGATGATGACGACGAAGAAACTCCTCCTGGTCTAGTAAATTCGTTCTAAACTAGAAAATATGTGTATTTAAAGTGTCAGATACGCGCGTAACAATCAATGGACTGAGGCACTACATTTGCGATGGAGTACCCAAGCCTCTTCCTTCAGTAACTTCGATACTCACAGCAACACAATCAGAAGAGCAACAGCGAAAACTAGCTCGCTGGAATGATCTAAATCCAGGCGCATCAGCAACTGCAGCCGAACGAGGAACCTGGATCCACAACTCAGTCGAAAACCACATTCGAGGTCTCAGAGTTGTGCCTCCGAATCAATACCTCCCATTTTGGGAGGGAGTGCCAGAGTGCCTGGATGAGCTGCTCGACGGCGGTCGAGTGCTCTGGTCGGAACGTCCATTCAATCAGCCACGGTGGTCAAAGTACGTCGGCGATGATGGCGTAGGAAGGATCTACTACTACGACTCGAATACTGGTCACGGCTACGCAGGATGCTGTGACCTGATCTACATGGATAAAAATGCTGAGATTGTTCTAGCTGACTTTAAAACTTCTAACGGACCCTACGCGGCGAGGTTTCCGAAAAAAGATGCGCCCATCGATGATAAAACTCGCAAAGCTTTGATCTCAGGCGCGTTTAAAACAAAGAAAACTAGGCTTCAACTTGCGGCTTATAAATTAGCGGCAGAGGCTTGTTTAGGAATCAAGATCGGAAAAACACAGATCTTAGTAACCACGGCGGTCGAGAACTTTAGTACTCAAGTTTTTACTTTTGGAGAAAACGAAATTCTTAAAGATGAAGCAGCGTGGCTGGCTCTTGTGCGAAAATACTATGACGAGCAGAACGCTCCTGTTAAGAGCAAGTAAAGAAATATTCTCTTAACATTTTTGACCTTGGCGGTCTTGGGTTATCAACCCATAATAGAAGTCACTCTGCGAGTCCCATGAAGTTTGTCTGCTCCATCAACTCAGTAGTCGCAGAGCACGTCGATAGCAAGACAGGTAAGATTGGAGCCAAGGGTAACTTCACTGCGTTTAACCAGAATTGGGAAGCGCTTGAACTTGGCGTGGAGGAGCTTGCTGAGTTTGCTGCGTTGAAGTGTGGCTTGTGCGCCTGGCACTTGGTTGACGGTAAAAGAGTTAGCAATAATACAGGACTGATTAAGGCTGGGCTTATTATTATCGACATCGATAATCAAGCCGATGGCAAAGATGAGCACGGAAACAAAATTCAAAAGCAAGAGCTTACATTTGCTGAAGCACTTGAACTCGATATATGCAAAAAATATCTCAGCTTTGCTTATGCTTCACCTAGTTCAACCCCAAGCTGGCCACGGTTTCGATTAGTCTTTGGTCTCGAAAAAGAAATCATTGACGGAGATTTTTACCAATGGTTAACCCGTCAGATTTGTAAATCCATACCAGGCTCGGACATTCGAGCGACGCAGTGTCCCAACCTGTTTTACGGAACGACAAGCCCAGAAGGGATTCTGCTGAAGACCGACAAATTTATACCCGCCAACAAAGTCGACGAGGCATACAAGGCGTATCTCGCAGAACCGAAAACAAAAAAGGGGGAAGTCGGTGATCCCGAAGAAATTTTAAAGTCCCTGACTGTCGAGCCAAACGGACTGGACCTCGTGCGCCTTTGCGCCAGGACAGTCAAATCCGTGCTTGACGGCGATCCAGTTGATGACCGTAGCGCGACGATGGCTACGGTTCTGAAGGAACTGCTGGGCTGGACGAACTGGCTTAACAAGCATAGTTTAACATCAAGTGTCTCAGCCTTGACAGTTGCACATGATGCGTTCTATGCTATCTACAGTTACCCACATGACCTTGATGGCAAATTTGATCGCATCCTGAATTCGATTCGGGATCCGGAGGAGGTGCTGCCAGCTATCGCCCTTGCATCCGAAAACGGAGAAGCGACATGTTGGAAAAAAGTTTCGACCCAAAACTACGAGCTATTCGACAAGAAAGCTCCAGAAGAAGACAAGAAAGCTTTGCAGAAAAACAAAGCAAATCAAAAAAACAGCATCCTATCATTCGACTCTTTTGAGTTAGAAACAACATCAAAACCAAAATCAAAACCAACATCAAACCAAGAACCTGAAGTGCGAACACCCGAAACACCCACGCAGCTGATCAACTTGCAAGAAAATGGCGGCGGTCAAAACCGTCAGTTCTCAGAAAATGACGTTGCTGACATTATCGTCAACAACCAAGGCAAAGACTTCGTCTACGACAGCAACACCGATCAGTTCTTTACCTATGACAACGATCAAGGAATTTGGTACGTACAGGACGAGCAGCACATTAAACGGCGCATCGTTAAAGCACTGGACTCATTAGTCCAAGCTGGCGTAATGCCTAAGTACAACTCTGCCAACGTCAATAGCGTCTACCTGATCCTCAAAGCCAAGCTGCTGAAGTCTTTGGACGGGGGTCGCCGCAGTATCTGGTCGACTGGTCGGAAATATATTCCATTCGCGAATGGCGTATTGGACTCCGAAACCTTCGAGTTCAAGTCAGGAAATCATAAAGATTTGTATTTGCGCAGTCGTCTGTCGTACGACTATGACACGGATGCGAAATGCCCTGAGTTTTTGAAGTGGCTCGACAAGTCGCTGCACAAGAACCAAAGCATTCTGATCCAAGCGTTCTGCCGTGCGTTGCTGACTGGATACACCGCTGGCGAGCGATTCCTACACCTTGTGGGTCCCGGCGGCACGGGCAAGTCCACGATGCAGCAGCTCATGATTGCGTTGGCTGGCTTCAACGCAGCGCACACGTCGAGCTTGGAGATCATCGAGACCAACAAGTTTGAAACTTATAACTTGATGGGCAAGCGACTGCTGCTGCTCACCGACGAATCGAACTACAACAAGCGGATGGACGTGCTCAAGAAGCTGACATCTGCATCCGATACTCTTCGCGCTGAGCGTAAGTACGGCAAGGAAATCATCAGTTTCAAACCTGAGCTGCTGGTCTGCATCGCCAGCAACGAGCACATCACGTCGAACGACACCACGAGCGGTCTGGAGAGGCGCCGACTCACCATCATCATGGACAAGGTTGTGCCGCCTAGTGAGCGTAAACAGCTACTGGATGTTTATGAGGACCGCATTGAAGGTGCTCTGGTGCCCGAGATGAGCGGCATTGTGACCTGGGCGCTCAGCATGCCCTACGACAAAATGCGCGACATACTGGCCAATCCAGTGAAGCACGTCCCTTCGATCTCTGCGACCAATATCGAAGCTCTTGTTTTCAACAATCAGTTCGTCAGCTGGATGAGCGAATGCTGCCTCTATGCTCCGAATACTGCCACGAAGATCGGTCGCGGCGCATCGAAGCCGTCAGCAGATGAGGCTGAGCGTGGTCTGTACGTTAAAGATGCGTACAAAGAACTATACGCAAGCTACGTCAACTTCTGCAAAGCATGTGGATACAAAGCTGCAGCCAAGCCCAGATTTACTGAGCGCACTAAGGAAGCGCTGATTAACATCCTCAAACTGCCAGGCTGCAAGCTGACAATTAAAGAAGGAATTCCAGCGGTTCAGGGTTTGCGACTCAAGGCTTATGATCTAACATCAGATCGTGCTTCACTCGGTCAAGATCGACTTCCAACACCAGTCGAATTTGCTCAAGACCCCGACGTTACAAAGTGGGAAACCGCTTTTAAAAAACATGACCCCGCCTAAAATCAAACCTGTTCAGATCGTAGTCGGCCTAGGCGCTGCTGTAGGCATCATGACAGCCGTGCAGGCCCCTGCATATGCCAGCGGCTCACTTGCCTTCATTGGCGGCCTGTTTGGAGGGGCTGCGATGGCTTCGAACTCGGAGCGCGAGAAGATCCAGAGTCGCGAGCGAGCCACGCGGGTTGCCTCGTGTTTCAGCACTCTGTACGAGAAGAATAATGGGGTCATCGACCCGATCGAGCTCTCGTTCTTGTCCAATATTCCTGTACAGGAATCGCACGATTTTCTCTCCACGATTGCCGAGGCCAACGGCGGCCAGAAAATCTCTGTGAAAGATGGGGTGGGCGTTTTGTTTAGCTACCCACACACGGCCAACGCCCTTGATACTCTGTCAAAGAACGCAGCAGCCTGGGCAGAAGCGCAGACTCAACAGCTCCAAGGTGAGCTTCAGCAGCATAAACAAGCGATCCAGCTGATGCAGGCACAACAAGCAGCAGCTAAGATTCAGCAAAACTCCAGCCCTTGGAATTCTTCGGAGCAACTCTGATGGACAACTTTAAAAAAATCTTGATTGAGGATTCGAGGTCTGTGGCTAAGCCATACAATGAGCAACGCTACGAACGTTTGTTAGAAAGCGTTTATGAGTACCTTGGATGCGAAGCGCCGGATTGTGGTTTGAGCTTTTTACTAAAGGATCTGAGGAAAGCCTGCATCGATCTAAAACAGTACCACTCGGATCGTTTAGACGACTACAATAGTTTTATTGATTTGATTCAGTAGTTGGGATATACACAGGATATACCTTTAAAGGTTGAGATAACCGACGATGAAATGTACCGAGTCTGTTTGACTCTCGACGGTATCAGTGCAACAACTTACGTGAGCAGTATGCACTTGGTTGAGGATAAACGAAAGCAGCTTCTCTCCTCTATCAGGAAAAAAGCTGCTAACGTTTTTAGGCAGCGGGCTTGATTAGGCCCGCCTCTTCGAACTATTTACTCTAACGCAAATATTTCCAACCTGCGAGAGATTTGTCTTCGGATTCTGACAAAGCTTCGGAGATAACAGGAAGTTGTTCAACGAGTACGCGCCCGATCGCCAGCGCAATTTGACGATGCTCTAGCTGAGTATCTGGTTGTCCACGCAGGCCGACATAGTGGACAAAGCTCCTGATCGTCCCCTGCATATGTAGACGTGTTGGCGTGTATAGTGGCAAAATATTTCGTGCACACTCCCGTGCCACGCCTGCGTCAAGCATGTCCTCATATAATTTTTTTGTGATGTCATTTAGATCATAAATTCTCTTTCTAAATCCTTCGAGCAGTTCATATTGAAGCTCCATTGTCGAGCTCTGACGATTCTTTTCGGCCTGCTGCCGAAGAGAAAACTCGTGCGGTCGTACGTGAGAGTCTTGAAAGATTTCCCAGGGGTTTGTATACCTTTGTGACAATTCCTGAAAACTAAACGAGCGGTGACGTAATATCTGCGGACTGATCGCCCTCGTAGTCACAATTTCAAACGAAGCCGCTGCCTGCTCTAAAATCGACCAGTGACCGTGGTGAATACAATACGTTATAAGCTTTTTGTACTCTTCTCGATCGGGATTTGTTGTAGACACGCGAGCATGTCGAGCTATGACACGCTCGGCGTCAGGCGTGATCCAATCTAACTCAGCTGTATGCACTAACTGCGGGGGAAAGTCTGCTGGTATCTTAGTCGTGCAGTCAACTCTTTAGGGTTCGAAACCAAGCGGCCAACCTCGTCAGGGCGCATCCCCATCCTTGCTCCTGCTAACCGAATCGGAAAATCGTTACTTGCCATTGCTCTTCTGCTGCGCAGCCTGCCTCATGAACAAGCTGTCGGGCATTTCATAATTCTGGATCGCCATCTTTGCTGCAGCGTCCTGGACGTTGTAGAAATTTTGTTGTGGTAGCACTGTCATCATTTGCATCTGAGCCCGCATATCTGGATTCATCGTGTTCTGTTCTTTCACAAGATACTCAGCTTTATTAAGATCCGCAGGACGCATGGGCATCACCAAAGGATCCCGATGGTTGTAACCCGCAGGACCTGTAATTTGTTGCGAGGGCATTATATTTCCCTCTTGGTAGTTAGTCGGTCCCACAGCGGCCCTAGCGTACTCGCCGTGATCCACCTGGTACTGGGAATACACTCGGTTAATATCATCAAGACCAGTCGAGCGTCGAACCTCGATGTTCGCGGGCGTGTTTGCGTATGTGCTGGCACTCATGGCGCCGAGACCACCAAGGGGCTTCAGCTTCGGAGTAGGTCCAAGGCCACCTGGGCGCTGGAGAAAGTTTTGATTTTCCATGATTACAGTTTAACTTCTTTTAGGTTGTTTTTCGCGATTGGTCTTTTTATCGACCACGCGGAGGTTTTCAGAGCTGTTGTCTTCCGCGTTGTAGTTTTTATGATCAACTTCCTTCCCGTCTCCCTTGCGGACCCTGCCAGACTTTTCTAGGTGTCTACGGGCCTTGTTCCGCGCAGCCCTACGCTTTTTCTGGCGCTCAGTGCCGTGGTAATCATCGTATTCACTACGATAATCCCTATTTCTTTGCGCCATATCTATAAACTATTTCTTATTATTTTAGACCCCAAAGGACGTCTTCAATCGAAAGACCTAATTGCGAAACCTGAGCGCGAGCAGCCTTTGCTACATCGGCTTTGAATCGGTCCCAGAGCCCCGTATAAAGTCCATTGGACCTCCCGTAAAACCTGTACAGGTATTCAATAAAATCGGCTTTAGCTTGCTCGTCGTCGCAGTTCCAATCCTTCAAATACTCAGTGTCCATCAGCGATTTCGCAGCGTGCTACCAAGAATATCCGAGTAAGCAGCCAAAAGCAACGTTTCTCGATAGGCCTGGTCTAGAGCCATCTCGCGACTCGCTACCTCACCCACGATCGGCGCGTCAGGGTTGTCGAAAAAGCTAAAAGTGTGCTGCAGTGCACGAGTATCTGCACACTTAGCGACGTTCATCCATTGTTCACGAGTCATACTCAAGCCTTACCATTTAGTACTGAGCATAGCCCACCCAGTTCCTGGCCCCTCAACCATCCACCTTGGCTCAAGGTTTTTCTTTGAGTACTGGACGTACTTGCCGTAGGTCTTAGGGTACCCGCCACCAACAACATCGAGTTCTCCCCATGGGTCATGTATCCATAATCGTTCCCCATCTGCACTAATACCGACGCAGAGCACCCAATGGCCTCCTCCTGTCGGGGCGCTGACTGTACCTTGATGAAGAATGCCCAAGGGTACAGGGCAGCCAACGTCAAGCAACTCTTCGACGTCACTCCAATTGCAATTCTGGCGAAACTCCGCTTCGATCCCGTACCGCTCCAGCGCAGCCAGTTGCGTCCACGATTCGGTCGTATCACCGATCGAGAAAACGGTTTTGACATAATCGTCATCGCCTTTGATCGCTCCTGGTTTTAACGCAGAAACGAGCATAGCGCAAGTACTGCTAAAACAAGTCCGATCAGCATCACGATAATTATCGCGCTGTGAGTAGTACGGAACTTCTAATTTAATTTCACTAGATTTGTTATAAGTATGTGCATCATCAGGCACATCATTTATGATTTTCCAATGATCCGGCCAGATATACCAAATTTTTTGGTCGGCCAGTAGCTTGACAGCTTGATGCCGCTGCCCAGCGTACATCGTCAGCTCCGACCACTCCCACGCGGAGCCCTTAGGCACAAACAGTTTTTCGTCAGGCGCGAGCAGGGTTGAATCAGCCATACGCTTCTTCAGCCAGGTGTCCTGCTTTGCGAGGATAGACTTGCTCAAGAGTGGATGTTTGACTTTCGCCAAGAATAATCGTTTTTCCTCTTCACGTCGACGTAAAAGACCTGGAATGGCCTCGCCATCCGCTCCCTTTACCCAGCGCTTAAATTCTTCTGCAATAACTTTGCGGTCTGTGCCCTCATTCAGCAATCTTAAAAGTGTTGAATTAATGAAAGCGGTCGTGCCGATGTTGTAAGTAAAACTTACAAGTGCGTCGTATTCATTTTGATTAAGTTTTACATTCACAAAACTGTTGACGCACTGCTCGAAAGACTCAATATCTTGCCACAGCAGTTGCTCAGCACGATCCTCAGAGATTTTTAAACCCGAGTAGACATCAGGCCCCGTATGCCCATAGCCGATCGTCCACACACCGGCAGGACAAATGTAAGCAGTCAGCCTAAGACCTTCGAACTTTTTAATAAGTTCAAGTCCAGTTCTTGATAATTTCACGGGATATGTTGTCTCGTTCTTTTATTCTGTCTGACTTAAGAGTTAAACACAATTAACGATTAGTTATTCTTAAGCAACCGCGATCGTCACGCGATACTCAGACTCACTGCGACCAGTGCGGTCAACATAAATTGAAGCAGTAGCGCCAGATGTTGCACTAAAAGTTGTGCTGGTGTCGGTACGACGGCTGATCTTGGGAGCCTCGATCTCACCTGCCACGGTGCCGTCAGCAGCAATCACGCGAACACCGCTGATGCCGAAAGCACCACCCTGCAAGGTCAAAGTTGCAGTGCCAGTCGAACCATAAGTGATGTTAAACACGTCAGCCAGCGGGTAAGACCCATCACCGGCATAAGCGCGGTAAGAACTAACCGTAACGTTGCTGCCATCATCAGTGCGGATCTGGCCGAAACGACTGATACCAGCAGGAGCAGCGCCTAACTCACGGTTAAAAGTTGCCTCAGCCATTACTGAAATTACTCATTGTTTTAATTCTAGCCTAAGACGTTTTTCCTAGGATATACACAGACATCAAAACCAAATGGAATCAAACGATTACAACAGAGTTAACGCACTCGTATATGAAGTTATTCTTTTCTTGCAGAACTTTTTTAAATTTTTTCGAGTAAACCCAATTATTAAACAAATATTAGAAAACTGCAGGCCCGATTGGGTAGAGTTTCGGACTCGAATTGTGCTTGCTGAAATTGACGAGCAGGTCGAGCAGATCCACAAGGCGTGGGAACTGGAAGAAGCTGAGCAACAGAAGCCGATCTACAGCGAGGAGCCAGCTGACGACTCCGAAGCGCAGCGTCTACTTGGTGGGCCAATGAGACTTAGCGCACCTTGGACTTCTTATAACTCTGACTCTTCTTCTTCGCAGAAGAAGCTTTAGGAACACAATTAGGAACTTCCTTTCCGTCTTTTTTCTTCATACCGACCATCTGGTATCCGGACCAACAAGGATCCTCGCCTTTCAATTTTTCAGCCATGGTGCGATTCCTTATGTTTCTCCAAAATATGTGGCACGGGGACGCAAATTAGACGTATGATTATATTGTACCCGGTAAATTTAGAACCATGGTCGACTTTATCACTCAAAATTGGTCCGACATAGTGGCGATCGCTGGTGCACTGCACCTATTAGCACTGGCTATTATAAACGTCACACCGACACCTAAAGATAATGAGGTGTATGGTAAGTTCTACAAGGTGATTGAGCGCCTGGCTGGTATCTTCACCAAAACTGCCAAGCAATGAGCTTTAGTCTAAATTTAAGACTCAGTGAGATCGGCGCCCTCGTCGTCGGTCTCTTTTTTAATACCTGAAGGTAAGATCGGAACAAGCGGTATTTTACACAGCTCCTCGTACACACGAGCTGCTTCAACCTGCTCATGATCCATATTTAACCACTCCAGTATCTTTAGTTCTTTATCCTCGCTCCAAAATCTTTGTTGGCGGAACCAAGTTAAATGGTCTTCGTCACTTTTCGCTAGATTACATACCCCACAACATGCCACGAGGTTCCAACGTCGTGTTGGTCCCCCTTTTGACTTCGGTATTACATGATCTAACGTGTGTGCTCTATCAGAATCACAATATGCACACTTATTTTCCCAAGTATCTAAAATATCTTTACGAAACTTTTTTCGCGCAGTTCTGCGATTTAAACACTGTAAATTAAATACGAGTTCCTGTTCGGAATTGCTCACCTTTCGGGTGCGCCTACCCCTAGTCTACTTAAATTTTGTAATGGTTAAAACAAAATTAGTAAGCTTGCGCAAACCTAATTACGCGAAAAACAGTTGAGTCTGAAGTATTAGAAAAAGCATTTAAAGAAATTTGGCCTCCCGACAATTCACCACTGTAAGCTGCAAGAACACCGCTAGTGTAAACAGGATTATACCCAGATAAGGAAACTGCTGTACTATTATGTAGTAACTTTAAATCATCTGATTGAACCTCATTGCCACGTTTGGCTTGAATTTGGTACGTGGCGCTGCTATAAGTTCCGCTACCAAACGTATCAAGCTGTACGCCAACAGTCGAAAGGCTTTCAACATTATCTAAAAAACCAACAGATCCTTCAGTGGATGGAAAAGGAGAGTTTGCGGATAGTTGGTACGCTTGTTCTGCTCGCACTAAGGCAGCGTTGCCAGAAGCCTGAGCTTTACCATCAATGCCTAAACGATTATTGTTATCGATTAACAACCCGCTAGGTTGCGCAGAAAGATAAATATCAAGACGTGAACCCTCTTGTACTAGGCCACCGCCAGAAAGTCCACTACCAGCAGTTAACTCACCTCCAGTAACACCATCTCCAGGTGGCAACTGGTTTATAACACCACTGACTAAAACTAGCGGACGGTAGATAGCCATAAACTTAGTTCCTCTTTACCATAATAGCTCATCAGCTATTAAGAATAATCGGCGGTTGGGTTTCAACATCAAGTTCACTGTTACTTACGGCATAACCAACGGCAACAGAGACTTGATATTCGTTTGAGCCTGAAGCTGATATTAAACCTGACGCTGTACTATAACGTGTGATTTGACCATTGTATTTAGATAAATAGTAGTAGTTGCCGGGAACAAGGCCAGTCTCTGCTGTTACATTTGCGCCCCCAATTGAGACAATTCCATCGGTGCTTACCGCAACGCCAGAACCAACAAGCGCGGCCTCCGTGGTTGCGCCGATTACACCATAATTTGTAGGTGCGACGCCACTGAGCGCTGAAGCTTTAAGAACGTATGTGCCACTGACATAAACAAAGTCTCCCTGGATTAAAGTCTCACCAGCTGTATAACTTTGAGACGCAGGTGGTTCTAGCGAAACTCCCTCGCCGTCAAGAATCCAAACTTCACCGCCTCCAGGATTAAAACTCCTGAAACTACGAGCAAATATATTGCGGTTAGCCACGATAAATCAATCCTCTATGTATATTTTAGAGCCTCGCGGCTTCTAAATTATAAGCAATTCCGTTAATAGTTATCGGATATAGAACGTTTGGTGTTAACGTACCGCTCATAATGATATTTCCAGCATCGACAAATTTTTCAACACTTAAACCTTTATCGCAACGTAAGCTTGACGTTGAGATTGTAAATGTCCCATCCGATGAGTTTGTGAATAAACTATCGCTTGATGGTGTTACTTGAGACCCGCTTTGGTACAAACCGCTGGCTTGGATATAGCCTTCAACCTGCGTCCAAGTACCAAAAATTGGGCCTCCAGCTCTAGGCACATACGAACCGGACACATGGATATTGACGTCATAACCGGTCAGTGTGCGGTTAAATCCATCAATTTGATCCTGGAAGTTTCCGCTAGATCCGGCTATTCTTTGAATATCCGTGGGCTCTACACCACCAGGGAATGCAACCCCTTGGATACGTTCAACAGACGCAATATTAATGCCGAGGTTTACCAGGGCCTGATCCCTGTTCTCTAGATCGGATAAATTATTATCGCGAACTAAACCCCTCGGCATAACTTTTTCCTATTTAATTTTTATTCTACTGTTTTTACCAAGGAACTCCCGCCATTTTGGTGGGGTGAGTTTTCTCGTCGATTTGAGCTTGCAGTGCAGCTTCGATCTCGGCAACTTTTTCGTCACCGAACTTTTCTTTTACCCAGCCAACCACAGTCTCTTCAGTTAGCTGATCAAAAGGAATCAGATTGTCAGGACGCTCCAGCCCTAAAGATCCATAGGCCCCTGCAGAGTAAGTACCATCTTCTGCATTAACGGTATAGTGTACGGTAAACACAAAACCGTCAGCAGTCTCCCTCTCCATGTTGGCAATGCGCCAGGAAAATGTGGTGGCCATTTGATCAGTAGAAATTTTCTTTTATTGTACCAGATTTTAAAGCTTTGTAGTGACTCACACTACCCAACCCTGGAGCCACTGTCAATAGAATCTGCGTCCTCATTGAATGACTGCTGGAACTCCGCCCAGTTTTTATCTAATTGTTTTTCTGCCCAGCCCCAAACTCCATGCTCCATACCATCGATGCCAGCACATTCAATCTCTTCTTTAATAAGAAAACGAAGCATTTCGATTTGTTCTTGGTTCATGGCAATCAAAACAACAACACTGACATTGTAGCGTCAAAGACTAAGAAGCTTAGCCAATCTTGATCGAA